GTCAGCTCTCAGCTCATGGACGCACAGTACTTAGTCACTCTCAAGAGTGGACGCACATTTGTTCTGTATTCAGGATATGATGTATATGAAACAGCTTATGAAGCTTATGAGGAGGCTTGCCTCATGGACGATTACCTTGTAGATGTGGAGCGAATCTAATGAAACGTAAGAAGTATTTTAAGAACAACGTCAAACTCTATCAAGGTATACCCGATGAGCACTTTGAAACTCTATCCTTTGATGAGTTCATGGACTGGAAGATTCACGGCTATGAAATACCGGATTATGTATGCTGTATGATACGTGAACGCAACGTAGATACAGGCAAGGTCAAGGAACATGTTTATCAATACCGCCACGCAGCACGTAACAAAGCACAAAAGCTTATGAGACAAGGTAACGTAGAAATTACTGTTGTTCAACGTGATGCTGTACACTTTATCCCTCCTATTAATTACGATGAATTCTTCTAAAATGAAAACAGTTCTAGCATATGAAAAACGGGCTATTGAATCAATACCCGATGATCATCCTCACAGTCAGGAACTCCGTGACTTACTAAACGCTCAAATCAAGGACGACCTACAAAGCTATGCCAACTCCCGCCCAACTAAATGAACAGTATGAATTAGAAAGACGCCAGATCAAGGGTGGTCTTGATAAGCTCAGCAAAGATACTCGTACCTTAGAACAAAAGGAGTATGCTTCTGCTACAGTTTATGGACGCTGTTCTATTGATCAACTGTTACCTACAGTAATTGAAGCTATTGATATTAAATTCAATAAAGCTAAGATAACATCAACAGGCTATCAAAAGAATCTACTTCATAATCATGTGATGATATTAGATTCACAGTCAAGCGCAGCAATAGCAGTAAAACGGTTTTTCGATAAAGTTTTTTCATTTAAAAAGAATGATAGTTCAGTTACTGAAGTAAGTAGAGCGATAGGTCGTGCTGTTGAGGCAGAAGCACAAATGAGATACTATGAGACTGAAGCACCAGCACTCTTACATGTCTTAAAAGAAAGATATTGGCATGAATCTAAAGGCACAGAGCAACGCTTAACAGCAATACAAACTGTTATCAATAGGTATAACATAAAGAAATGGGATTCATGGGGAGTAGCGACTAATATCAAGGTCGGTGGATGGTTTGCTGATGTTATATGTGAATCAACTAATTGGTTTACTAAAGAAACAATACATCGTAGGAAATCTAAAGAAACTATTATCGTACCAACTGATGCGTTTATTGAGAACAAAGATGAAATCATAAGAGTTGCTGAACTATTCAGTCCTTTAACATTACCTATGTTTATAGAACCAAGGGATTGGAGCAACACTGAAGATGGAGGTTACTACCTAAATCCTTTAACAAATTGTCACAAACTAGTCAGAAGGATAGCGCCCCTAATTATACAGGGGAGAACACCTTTAACTTTTTTGAATAAGATTCAGAAGGTTGGGTACAGGTTAAACCCCTTCATTGTCAAGGTCGCTGAGATCTTAGATGAAAAAGGAATAGCGGTTGGTAAGTTCAGACCAATAATAGAACACCCACTACCGAACAAACCTGTTGACATAGAAACAAACACGGAAGCAAAGCAAGCATATAGAAGGCTCGCTGCTCAGGTTCACGATAAAAGGAATCAAGAGTTTAGACGATCATGTAGAACACGCATGACAATGAATGCTATTCGTGAATTTAAAGAAAGAGATCGTTATTATATTCCGTGGTCTTTCGACTATCGAGGTAGAACGTACCCTATTCCCTCCTTCCTCACACCTCAAGACTCTGACTTCGGAAAAAGTCTAATTAGATTTGCTGATGAAGGTAGTATTAATGAAGAATGGCTAGCTTTTCAAGTCTCAACCTGTTATGGGTTGGATAAAGAAACAATTGAGAAGCGTAAAGAGTGGACAAGAGATAATCATTCACTAATAACTCAAATAGTTAAAGATCCTATAGGTAATATTGGGTCTTGGGAAGTTGCAGACGAACCGTTTCAATTTCTCGCAGCATGTGAAGAATATTATTCATGTGTTATTTCACAGTCAAGAAGCACGACTGGGTTACCTGTAGCTATTGACGCTACATGTAGTGGTCTCCAGATTTTGGCAGCTTTAGCCATGGACCGCAGGACAGCACAACTCGTCAATGTGTTGCCTTCTGATAGACCGCAAGACGCTTACAAGGTAGTAGCAGAGGCTGCGAAGCCTCATATACCTTCTTATCTACATAAAGTATGGGATAGGAAGTCGGTCAAGCGCACAGTTATGACCATACCTTACAATGCAAAACCCTACTCAAACCGTTCCTACATCAGGGACGCACTAAAAGAGAAAGGTATAGATATAGAGAATGAGGACTTAACTGTTGTTGTTAACGCAGTTAGGGAAGCTATGAATAAAGAGTTTCCAGGTCCGATGAAGGTTATGAAGTGGATAGAAGATGAGGTCTCTAAAGCTATTAAGCGTGGTAAAACTGAACTTACATGGACAACTCCATCAGGTTTCAGAGTGGTACAACGTTTAATGAAACCAGATTGTAAGTATATTTACTTAAGATTATTAGGTAAGTGTAAGGTCTGGGCTAAACTAGGTGACAAGGATGAAGTAGATCTTATGCATCATAAGAATGCTACAGCTCCTAATCTTATTCACTCATTAGATGCTACGCTATTACATATAGCTGCAACTAAGTTTGATAATCCCATTGCTCTAATACATGATTCAGTCTTATGCCGTGCATGTGATATGGATGAACTGTCTACTATAGTCAGAGAAACCTACATGAACATATTTGCTGAACATGAATATCTAACTCGTTTCGCTCAACATATAGGAGCTGAAACACCGCCACCGATCATAGGAGACTTAGAACCCTCCGAAGTGATTGACTCAACTTATTTTTTCTGTTAATGAAAACCCGTATGTATTCATCATTATTCGATCAATTCTTTGCACCGACTAGAGTTATTGTTGTCTCGGAAGAGCGACTAAAACAAGCGGAGCGAGAAGCAAAAGAGAATCAGCTCAAGGTCATCGACAATCGTATGGATGAACTATCTAAGTATAGATTACAAGTCCAAGACGAATTGAAAGCATTGTCACCTGCTGAGGACACTAAAGATGCCTAGAACTATACACACTACTGAAAAACCTGTAACACTTGAGGGATTCCAAGCAATACTAGCTCCTAGTAAGTTTGGTTACTCACTCTCGGCTATAGTTGATGGAGATACCATCGACAAGCTAGAAATTGAAAGGACTGAAGTGCTCAAGTGGGCAGAGTCCAAGCTCAAGAACCCTAAGCGTAGTACTCTCAAGCCAGAACCTTGGGAAGAAGTAAGCGATGGTAAATATAAATTAAAATTCTCTTGGAATGAAGAGAGACGCCCACCTGTAGTAGACACTGAAGGAGTACCTGTAACAGATGTTAAAACACCATTATATGGCGGATCTACAGTTAAACTTGGCTTTTATCAGAAACCCTATATTCTACGGGATGGGGTTACCTATGGTAGCTCTCTTAAGCTTGTTGGTGTACAGGTTGTCTCGGTAAAAGGTGAGGCAGGTGTTGACACTGGAGACTTAGATGCTGACGCAGTAGCTGAGTTATTCGGTAACACATCAGGATTTAAAACTGGTGATCCTAACGTAACACCTACCACCAATGACGAAGAAGAAGAAGACTTCTAAATTTAGATCAGGACTAGAGGAGCAAGTCGCAAAGCTCCTCGAAGGTCTTGGTGTAACATATGAATATGAATCTAAACGAGTACCTTATACTATACAACATCACTACAGCCCTGATTTTATTCTCCCTAATCATGTATTACTTGAGACTAAAGGGTATTGGGATGCGAAAGATAGACGCAAGATCCTTGCCGTTAAAAAAGATAACCCGTACTTAGATTTAAGAATGGTGTTTCAATCACCTTATAATAAAATAAACAAAAACAGTAAGACAACTTATGCAAAATGGTGCGAGAAGCATGATATACCATGGACGTCTTACCATAATATTCCCCTTGATTGGTTAATCTAATGTTCCATACTAAATTTGCAGTACCTATTTGGGAAGACGAATTACTATTAGATACTAGTGACCTATATAACTCTCTTGACTCTCACGTAAAAAGCAATCAACAACTAAGCAAACCACTAGATAGTAAAGAAGATCAGGTTCTTACATCTGGATGGAGGACTAGCGGAGATCCTAATTTTAGGCTACTAGAACATCATCCAGGGATTAAATTAGCTTTATTATCTCAGTTCAATAGACTATACCATGAGGCAACTGGATATAAGGATAAGTTTGCTATGACAACATCATGGATTGTTAAAACTGGAGTAGGTGATAGAATACATAGGCATAAACATGTGAATTGTGCATGGTCTGGTGTTTTATATTTTGGTGAGTATGATGATGGATCTGGACCTTTGTGTTTAGAAAATCCAATTACCCATCTGATGTTTGGTAACATAGCACATCAAGGTTGGCAAGAGGTACAACGTCTTAATGCAGCCGAACGTTTCAGTTTTACCGATTTACAATTTCAGCCTTATCATAATTTAGTTTTGTATTTTCCAGCTGCCTTGTTTCATTATACTGAGGAGATAGCTACATCGGATCTAAAGGACAGATATTCATTAGCTTTTAATATGGTTGAAGATGTGAGTGAGAATAATATAGTTGATACTGATTCATATCTTGATCCCAAATGGTTGGTCTAATGACCGAGAACGAATTCGTTAGGCATATGCCTTGCAATAATTGTGGTTCATCAGATGGAAATTCTCTCTATACTGATGGTCACACGTATTGTTTCGTCTGTCACGAAAGAACAGGCGGCGACAATGATGTTATTCACAGTCAAAGCGTGAACAAAACTGTACACTTAAAAGGATCAGCCGAAAGGCTAAATAAACGTAACTTATCTGAGAAGACTAACCAGTTCTATCAGATCTTCAGGGACGGTGACACCCTACGATTCCCTTATTATGATGAATCAGGTGTTCTCAAGGGTGTAAAAATTAAAACAAAAAAGAAAGACTTCCGCTATGAAGGAGTTTCCACTGATACCTTATTCGCTCAGCATAGGTTTCCTATTACTGGTAAACGTATTGTTATTACTGAAGGTGAACTAGATGCTGCATCATGTTATGAGGCTATGGGAGGCTGGCCAATGGTCTCTCTTCCTCATGGTGCTGCGAGTGCAAAGAAGGATATTCAAAAGCAGATACCACTATTCCAAGGTTACGAGGAAATTGTATTATTCTTTGATGGGGATGATGCTGGACGTAAAGCTTCTGAGGAGGCGGCAACAGTACTCCCACCTGGTAAGGTCAAGATCGCTCGACTTGAAGGCTACAAAGACCCCTCAGAGGCGTTACAAGCGAATGACGCAGAAGCTATTAGGAAAGCTATCTGGGATGCTAAGGCGTTCAGACCGGACGGAATTATAGATGGTAAATCATTATTAGAAATTGTAACTACACCACAAGCACCATTTGATCATGAATACCCCTTCGCAGGACTCAACAAGAAATTACACGGAATCCGGTATGGAGAACTTGTCACATTTACTGCTGGCTCTGGGTCAGGAAAAACATCCATCATGCGTCACATTGCAACTGACTTACTCAACAAAGGGGAATCAGTTGGGATCTTGGAACTTGAAGCAAGCAATAGAAGAACCGCACTTGGATTGATGTCCACAGCTGTAGGTAAAAACTTACATATTGGAGAACACAGTGAGCAAGAACTCAAAACTGCTTTTGAATCCAGTATTGCTAATTGGAATCTTTATTGTTTTGATGGCTTTGGTTCCTTTGATCCTGATGTCATTTACAATAGGATCGAATATCTTGCCAGCGGATTGGAATGCCGTGTTATATTCCTCGACCATCTTAGTATATTATTGAGTGGTCTAGAAGGAGATGAGCGTAGAATGCTGGATCAAACTATGACCCGCTTGAGGTCATTAGTAGAACGCACTGGTATCGCATTATTTTTAGTATCACATTTAAGGAGAAGTAGTAATGATAGGACTTCGCACGAAGAGGGAGGAAGAGTTACATTGTCCTCACTTAGAGGATCTCATTCAATTGCTCAAATATCAGATTCAGTATGTGCCCTCGAAGTCGATCAGCAAGCCACAACTGATAGAAAGCTTACAACACTTAGAGTCCTTAAAAATCGTTATTCAGGTGAAGTTGGCGAAGCATGTCAATTAGCCTACGATTTGAACACCTGTAGATTTACCGAACATGAAGCTGAACCCGAATTCAACCCGTCCACAGATTTTTGATGGAGGCTATGAACATCCATGGTATAAACATTTAAATAAACCTAACCCACCTACGCAACAGGCAGTTGAAAGAGCTAAATTCGTTGACAAAACCTTTGACTGGAATCGGTCCAGTGATAGTAGACCTAGAAACAAACGGTCTTCTAAATGATGCTACCCACATCCACTGTGCTGTACTCCACTATTGCGAAACCAATGACACAACTTCTTACAACGATGAATGCCCTGGCAAAGGGATGTCTTCACCTGTGGTTAGAGCAGTCCAGCACCTCGAAATGGCTGATTATATTATTGGGCATAATATCTTGGGTTTTGATATCCCTGTTATCAAGCGTATCTTTCCTTTCTTTAATCCCACTGGTGTTGTTATTGACACTCTCTTGTTATCTAGGCTTTATCATCCTAATTTACTCGATATAGATAAAGCACATGCATGGAAACATATGCCATTACAATTATATGGACGCCACTCCCTTGAGTCCTATGGATATCGGCTAGGAGAATACAAAGGAGACTTTGCTAAGACTACCGATTGGAAAGAATGGTCTCAAGAAATGGAAGATTATTGCGTCCAAGATGTTAACGTCACAGTCAAACTATGGAAGCATTTCCTAAAATACCTGAATGGATCACACTCGAACATCAGGTAGCACAAATACTCACGGACCAGGAGCAACATGGATGGTATTTTGATGAACCAGCTGCACGGAAACTTGAATCTACTCTCAGAAATGAATATGAAGAGACTACTCAGGTACTTCGCAAAAGGCACCCTTTCGTTAAGGGATCGGAATTTACTCCTAAAAGAAATAATCAACGCCAAGGGTACATCGAAGGTTGTACATTTACAAAATTAAAGGAGTTTAACCCGACAAGTAGGGATCATATATCATGGATCTTACAGACACACTATGGCTGGACGCCTTCCTCGCTGACGAATTCAGGGAAGGCAGTTATAGACGAGACCGTCTTAAAAGACATTGGGACGGATATTGCTCTTCAGTTTCTGACACTACTAACTCTGACGAAGCAGTTAGGGATGATATCAGAAGGCGTGAACGCATGGCAGAAGCTTGTTACGAAGTCTAGAATCCATCACCATTGTTCGGTAGCTACAGCCACATTTAGATGTGCCCACCGTACTCCAAATTTAGGTCAAGTGCCGAGTGATGAAAGATTTAGACGTTTATTTATTGCTAGCCCTGATAAGAGATTGGCTGCTGCTGACCTTAGCGGGATTGAGTTACGTGTACTTGCTCACTATCTCGGCAGATTTGACGACGGGCGATACGCTCGAGTGCTTATCGAAGGGGACATACACCAAGAAAATGCTGATAAAATTGGAATCAGTCGTAAACAAGTAAAAACAGTCACTTATGCCTTTCTTTATGGGGCGGGTGATATTAAAATTGGACACTCCTATGACCAACAGTTATCTGAAACACAAGCCCGTAAGAAGGGCAAGGAAATCAGGGACGCTTATGTTAACGCTATCCCAGGGCTTAAAGAGCTTTTGGAAGGGGTACATAAAGCTAGTGAGAGAGGCTATGTCCTAGGTCTTGATAAACGTAAGATCCTAGTAGATAAAGCACATAAAAGTTTAAATTACTTATTGCAAGGGTCGGCTGCAATAATAGCCAAACGTTGGATGGTTACCACTCATGACCATATCAAAGAAATGGGTTTACGCTGCAACCAGCTCGCTTTTATTCATGACGAGTTGCAGTTTGAATCCGAGCCAGAACATGTTGATGATCTCAAATCTCTTCTT